ACCATAGAAAAATTTTGCTTCAGAATATTGTACTTCGTTCACGAAATTCTCCGCAAGATTTTCATTTACAATTCCGTCTGATGCTGCAAAAAAAGCAAGAATATGCTTTATAAAATAACGTTCATCATCATTCAATTTATTTTCCCAATCATCAATATCTGAACTTAAGTCTATCTCCTCGGCCGACCAAATACTAGCTTGTTGATCTTTATACATATCCCAGATATCATCATGTTGAATAGGGAAGATTACAAATCGGTTTGGATTTTCTTCTAAAAGGGGTTCAATAAATCCGTTTAATTCTTTCATTCTTTTTTTGGTTTTTAATTTATAAATTATTTATTTAACTATCTATGTTAAAAAAAGCAGAACTATATTTTTCTGCTAATTTTTTCTTTGTTTGAAAATCTGTAGTGTCCAAGCTATTAGACTTAGTACTAGGTGACCATGTCTTATCTTCGTTTTCACCTGTTGACGAATACTTTTCAGATACCTCAAAATGTCCTGTACTGGTGTCTGCATCTACCCCATAAGTTAAACCATCAGGACCATAGCGGTTTTTCATAACGTGAAACCTTCCAGTACCATTTACTTTATCTTCTTTTTTGCGAGATAAAGACATACAAAAATCAGTAATCATTAGTTTATCATAAGAACCGGCTGCCTTATCTCCTTCAATAATATCATCATTTGCACCCGCACGATTAACCTGTGATACTGACCATACTGGGATATTAAGTTGCTTAGCTAAACCCTTAGTACTAATATAAATATCATCAATTTCATCTTTACGTTCACGATTTTGTCTTTTTGATGAAAGAAGGTCAACATAGTCTATAATAATTAGATCTGCTTTTATACCCATACCCTCACATTTTTTAATGTGGGATTCAATAGTTGATACAGTTGCTCTCCCTGTAGGGTATTCTTTAATTATAAGTTGACCTGGGAGTTGTGGTATTATTTCCTGAGCTTTTGGTTTTAATCTTACGCTATCACTAACATCTATTCCCGTAAAATAAGCATCGTATCTTTTACCAACGTAATCTTCTCCAAGTTCAAGAGTATAATGTAAGACAGTATAACCACATCTTACAGCATGTCCTCCTATTGCCACCAACGACCATGATTTTCCCCCACCTGGGTTACCAAATATAAGACCAAAATCACCATTCCCTAACCCTCCTTGTAAAAGATTATTAATTAAAGGCCAAGGAGTAGCTATTACTTTTCTAGTATCTACTCTATAACGATCCTCAAGATCCTTAAGATACTCGTGCCCCAAGTTTTTATCCTGTCCCGCTTTAAGGGCATTATCTACCAACATTCTTATTGCCTCGAAGTCACCTGCCTTCAATAGGTCAACTGATGTCATTAAAGCTCTTTTTAATTGTTGATTTTTACAAAAATTAGTAAACTCTTCCTGAATATATACTAAATCATCATCAGAAGCTACATATGCTTGTTTAAGTTGTTCTTTTAAGGAAATTTGTAATACTTCGTTATCTACTTTTTTTAATTCAATCTTTAGAGTCTCAAGATTAGGTGTAGTGTGGTAACGTTCGTAATATTTTAGTATTTCTTTTATTATCCATTTGTGGGCACTATTTTCAAAGTAATCAGGACTAATTATGTCATGTATGTTGATTAAAAATTCTTTATGTGTTAAGAGTGATGAAATTGCCTTTATTTGAAAGTCAGTTCCATATTGGTTTAGCGTATGTAAAGTCAATTTAATTTCTATTTAAAAGTTTATAACCCATTTGTGTCGAATATACGACTTGCTCTTTATGACTCCAAGCCACTATTTTTTATAGATTGGAAACTTTGAAAATATATCTTTTAACCACATATCTACATTTCTAATCATTCCTCCTAATCTATCTTCATTGTATAGTGAAATAAACATTTCAGAATTTAGATCAGGCAAGTCATCATCTATTAAGTCACTAACATGTTTTTTACCTTTATCATCAATTAAAGGAATACTTAAGTCCATAACTTTATAATTAATTTCTATTCGTGATTTTTCTTGGATTATGCGCGAATATATAATATGTTCTTTAAATTTAGTAGCACATATATCAAAAATATCGTCTAGGGTTAATTTTTGAGTTATTAACTCCGGGAATTTTTTAAATATTCCTTTGGCACCCAAACCCTTAATACCTCTTACATTATCCGAACTATCTCCTAGTAAGGTTTTATATAAAATAAAATTAGAGGGTAGTAATCCAAATTTCTTTTCTACAGCTTCGGGAGTATAATATACTTTTTCTATTGGGCTGTATACAATGATTTTATTTGTTACTAGTTGTAGAAAATCTTTATCACTAGATACTATAAAGCATGTAGAATTATATTTCTCAACTAATTTTTCAGCTAACACAGCTATTACATCATCAGCTTCAACCTTATCAAGTATGGTTGTTTTTATGGGTAATAATTTTAAATACTGTATTATGCGCACAATTTGGTCTATTTTGGAATCATGCTCTTCTTCAATATTGTCAAAAATCTCCCAATTAGTAATTCTTTGTATGTTTCTTGTTCCCTTGTATTCGGAGAGTAGATTCTTTCTATTAACAGTTGAACCTACCCCATCGAATACTACATAAACAGAAGTGGGGTTTGTTTGCTTAATCATAGCCCCCAAAGAACGAAAGAAACCACCTAAACCCCCTATATGAACACCATCGGGATTTATCATATTCATCATAGCAAAATTTCGGAAGAACAGGTTTAAGCCATCCAAAATTAGTACCCTTTCATGTCTGTTAGGGGTTAGGATTTCCTGATCTTCCTGAATGTCACCCAGGAGTTTAAATATTTCTTTATTATTCATTTTGTTGTTTTTAAATGTCTTCTTGATCAAATAAGACAGGGGTTACATCATCATCATCTTCTACAATTTCAAACTTACCTCCACCTAGGATTTTAGCCCATTCTTCAGAGTGTTCTTTCTTGTATTGGTTTTTATCCTTTTCAGAATCCTCAATAAAACCGTGAGTAGTCATAACAATTTTACCTCTTGATTGTATACCATTTACGTGGTTTTTATCAATTTGTAAGTTAGTACGTTTACCCCATTCTACCTGCTTTCCACCCTTAATAGCTTTTATCTTAGATGTTCCAGAATTTGAGACATTACCAAAAGTAACTACAAATGTTGCATCGTACCACATAGCCATTCCTCCTTTGTTCATCATCTTAGGTTGTCCCATAGGTGATTCTGCTTTAGCAGTCCAAACTTTGTTAATGGCAACTAGGGTGTTAGTGTAAGGTGATGATTCTTTACGAGACATTACAATACTTTGATTAACAGTGTTACCAAATTGGGTTGACATAGCTCCAGCATTCCATTCGTTGTTGTTTTTTAGTTTCTCAACTGACATTAGGCAAGGTATTGAACCTATGGAATCCCAAAAGAAAGCTAAATCATAAGGTAAATTGCCTTTTTTCTGTTCGTTTTGAAGGTCCATAATAAAAGCAGCAACATCTTCTATGGTATGTAAGGTTTCTCTATCTACATACACAAAATCACCATCATAGTCTACAACTTCACCATCTTCATCTTTAATAAGGTTAACTTGTAACCCCATTTGAGAAGCATGCTCCCAATTCCATTTCATCTCAGTAATTATAAAAACAGGTAATATACCCATCTTCTGAGCTTCAACCGCCGCCTCTAGAAGTGCTGTTGTTTTACCAGTATCTGAATGACCTCGGAGCAAAGTAATATGCCCCATTGGGATTCCAGGTACCCCCGCTACTTCTTGAAATGCGGGTGATAGAGGAATCCATCTTTGTTCCTTAAATTTAACATTTTTATCTAAACCTTTAGAGGCTTTGAATTTATTAAGATCAAATTTACTCTTAATCTCGGCAGACACAGCTGCCGAGAGAGATTTTGGTATCCTTTTTGCCATATTTAGAAAGGAAGATCATTAACCTTAGCAGAAGGTGATGAAGTTTCAAATTCAGGGAATAAGGCATCAAATTGATCCGCTTTATTTTGTTTAACATTACTAGTATCTAAATTAAAATTACTAGCTTGCTTTTTAGGGGCAGGAGTATCTGGGAATGATTTGTCATCTTCTGGTTCTGCTTCGGGTGATAACCATTGTTCTAATGCTGCTTTCATTTCATCAAATGAATATTCTTTAAACAATCCTTCTTTAGGGTTAGGTTGTTCTGATGTCCATAGTTCAACTTTTGTAGCATCATCACTTAATGGTGAGGTTTTTAATCTAACACGAACAGACGATTTATTGTAAGGTGTTCCCGTAGCCTCTGGACCTACTGTCTCTATAGTAAGGTCTCTACCATTTACAATATCAGTGTAATCACCTATTTCATCATCCACAGCTAAAGCTAACAATTCTTCATATACTTGTTTACCAAATTGCCATAGTCTAACACCTTTATCTTCTTCACCTCTAACTACAACGGGAACAAAAATACGGTTTTTAGCATCTAACTTTTTAGCTAATAAGTAATTTTCCTTTGTGTATTCCTCCCTAAGCTTTTCCGCAAACATAATTATTGGATCTTTTTCACCAAAATTAGAAGGAGAAATCATTACTTTGTTAGTAATACCGTAATGGAATTTTAGTTCCGTGAAGGGGTTTGAATTATCGAAAGCCGATGGTGTTATCCTAATTTGTTGTTTACCTATTGAGGGTTTCCAAAATATTAGTGAATAGTCAGTTGCTTCCCTTACTTGGGGTTTTGATTGGAGTGTGTCCAATTTTTTCTTTAATGCATTTAAATCCATAATGTAACTTTAATTTAATTGTTTATGTTGACTTAAATATATGAAACCCCTTCCGGGGTTCCTAATTTATTTTAATATGTTTTGTCAGATTTTAGTTATTTTCTCTATAGGATTGAAGTATATCCTTAATAGTTGCTTTGTCAATTTTCCTTTCTTTACCATTATTATCAACAACAAACCCCTTAGTATTCTTTCTAAATTCCTCAATATCAACCTCAAATTTCCCAAAATCAATTGAATCTGAATCTGAAAAATCCCAATCATAATCTGCCCAATCTTTACCTTCTGTTAGGTCTGCCTCATCAATAAATTCATTTCTATCAAATGTTCTAAGTCTATCTAATGAAGCTTGATATTCACCCTCTTCTGAATCTGAATCTTCAATTGATTTTATTAAATTGGATTCTTTTACTCTATAACTCATTACCATATTTCCTCTATAATTATCATGTTCAACAATATAAATATACTCACCATCTTTTATTTCTAGATTTTCAGGTTCATTCATGTAAACATTCCAAATAATACCCTTAAAACCTTTACCTAGACCTGATTGGGGTGTTGTTGTAACTTTATCACCAATCTTGAATTTAGGTTCTGGTTTGTCTTCCTCGTTTAAGTACTTTCTAAATGCGTTTAATTCTTTCATTATGTTTATATTGTTTTGTTTTTATTAAAATGTGAAGATACGAACCCTACCTCGGGTAGCCTACCTCCAAATATATTATTGTTTATTATAGTGTAATTATTTTATAGATTTTAGTTTTCAACTGGGCAAACTCCCCATTCTGGGTTAATAAAATACTATTTCGGTGTTGTTGCCAATCTATTTGGAATTTTGTATCTACAACACCACCATTCAACTTCTTAATTAACTCATTAAGTGAATTTATTGAATAGAGAGTATTAGACTCCTTCTTCCGATGTACCAGAATGGTATTATCTGGGATAGAATTAACATTACCCGGATCTACATTGTAGGTTACAACGTACTCGTCTTTACCTACAATCTCTAAAACAAATATTTTATTATATATAATTGTATATTTAGATTGTATATCTTCAATAAGTCTATCAAGACCCTCTAAGTCTGTAAAAGTGCAAAATAATTTGTTCAAATCTCCCGTATTAATTAATTCCTGGATAACATCGTACCCTGAATTATACATATTGGGGTGTTTATTTAAAATCGTAATCATAACCTTGTTTTATTTTTATATTAAATTTGTATTTACTAAATATATTCTTTATACCCTCAATTAACTCAATTTCACTTTCATCCCAATCAAACAAAAAACTATCAAAAGTATAAAGCACTAACTTTGTTTTTTTACCCCTCAATACCCCTATCATATCCCACAATATTAATACATTCATCGATGTCTCTAAATTCTGCAATAAATAGTTAAATAATTTTTGTGGATTCATGTCTACCAACGTTTCCTTTTTATATACAAAATTAGAAATAGGACACATTATCTCCCCTTTACCTTCAAATTCACTCCAGAGTTCTTTTACGTATATACTAATACGTTTAAAAAATTCCAGATCTTTGTATTCCTTAAATACTCCTCCATATAATTGTTTGAAGGTTAATTCCTTGGATTTAGTGTAATCCACCTTATATAATTCTTGTAAATGAGCGTGAATATCCATAGAGGGGAAATTATAATCAATGAGCCTACAAGACAGGCTAGGATGGTAGGCACTAATATCAATATCAACAAATAGGTTATTGCTTGGGATAAAACTTTTTCTACATCCGTTTTTGTGGGAAAGTGAAGCATAATTTACGTTTTGGAATTTATTTGAGGGTCGTGTTGTTGTTGTTCTAAGGTTATATTGTGTGTATACTCGTGGATTATCAATTTTGTGGAAATGCTCTTCGAAGGTTGGTTTACATACTCGTATTCCATTCCGTTCGATGTAGTTAAATACCAAGGATACTTTAGTGTTAAAAAATTCATCATATTTTGTTTTAGGTCTGTTAATATTTGTTTTTAGATCTTCAAAAATTTGTTCGCACAATTCATAATGTTTAACAATAGGGATAAGTGTGTTTATGCAAATTTCATCCTTGTGTCTGTCATAAAATATATCGTGGGCTCTTGTGGTTGGTGGTATATACGTATAAGGGGGTGGGGTTATATCATAAAGGTTTTTAAGAGAATAATAATGTAACATTTCTTTCTTGTCTCGGCAATACAATATATTAAATTCGTTTAATAACGTGTATAAGTCCGTATCTAAAGCATTTAAACTTTCATGGTGTGAAACGCATACCATAAATCCTTTATGCGCGGTAAGTGGTCTAATATACACAAGACTAACTTTGTTTAAGATAGGATGGGTTGTATTGTTGTAGGGTATTACTTCCACAAATGCTTCTTTAAAACCACTGTTTAATAAAACTTTTAACTGTTCTTCTCCCTCTATGAGCCAATACATATAACCTATTTAGACGTCAATATATGACCTCTTTATCTAGTATCCACTATTTCTCGGGGTGTTTTTACGTATTGATGTTCCTACTTCATTACCCATACCCATTTTAACCTTACCCGCTACTTCACCCTCCTCAAAAGGAATAAGAGTATTGTGTAATGTTGGTTTATGGGATTTACCTTCCATTATTATACCTCGATTAGAATTAACATGGTAAAAACCGGCATAATTGTCATTAGTGGTTTCTACTTTTAGTTCTCCTCCAGTTGTGTTGTAAAAATTTGATGGTGTTGGTACAAAATACTTCACAAATTTACCTTTAAAATAAAAATCAAAACCAAATAAATTTTGTTGGGTTTCGGTTAACAAAACTATGTTTTTGTTTGTCCTATAAACCTCAATGGGGTTACCCTTAAGTTCCCAATTAATTCTAAAGGGTATAAATATTTGATGTTGAGTACTTGGGAGTTTTGAATTATAATTATTATAAGTTTGTTTATTTACCTCTAGATACAAGGGGGTGTTTGTTTTCTTTAAAAAATATCTTACAAATTCTCCGGTATTATATTCCTCTTTTGTTGGGTAAGGGGTAATCGTAGAGGGTGGTAGAGCTTGGGACATAGGGATAGATATAGAGTTTTGATATCTTAGTGGAGCTACGATTCCACTAGACAATGATGTATTCCCAAATTGGTCTATTTGTTGGTTATTTATCTCTTTAAGAGCTAATGGTTCGTTAGGACCCGATTGGGGGGTGTTACCAGTATAATAATTTCCATCAGAGGTTGCATAATAATTTCCTATATAGGTATTCCCATTACTTAGTAGAGAAAATTCTCCATTAGAAGTTAAATTTGGTGTTATTTGGGATAGTGGGTAATACATTTGTTGTTTTTGTTATGTTTATTGGTTTTGATACTCAAAATGCCATGTTTCCGCTTTTATTCTTTTATAGCCGTACCCGGGTGCATAGGTCATTAACCACTCATATTCCTTTGTACCAAATGTTACTAGGGTTGCTGAGGCATTTGCAAAATCTACTGCTCTACCCCAACCATGGTTTGAAGTACCTGGAATTGCTGCTAGCTTTTTGCCTCCTATAACGATACATCTTGTTGTTGGGTCGGTATTAGAGCAGTTGTCTCTATAGACTCTTAGTTGGTCACGATAGGTTCTATATGAAGAATTTATTTTGAGAACTATACCTGCGGCTTCTGCACCCTTCAATAAATTATTCATGGCTAATGCCGCTCCGGGGATCATACGAATTTTTCTATTATCACTTTGGTTTACGCTAGTATTATATTTTGATGGGTTGTCTATAGATATTAAATCACTATCCTGGAGTTTGCCATTTATTCTATTTACGAGTAGATTTCTAGACTTTGAAAATGGATCAGTCCCTGGGGTTGTGGTTGTGGTTGCGAAAGTAATAGGTTCATCTGCTAAGTTTTCAGTTACTGTTTTTACTACAGAATTAAGGAATTCAGGTAAAGGTTGTTCTTTAGTTTTTGGTGTTGATACTGTAGATAGTGAAGTTGACCAATCATTATTCGAAATATTATGGTTGACTTTAGTAATTAAAAATTCTAGGGCATTTGGGTATTGTGGAGGTAAAAAGTCTTGTCTAATATTTAGTTTTTGGTATATTTTTATACCACTAATACCATTACAAGTTAAATCTAAACTAATAGGAATAAATCCAATTTTTGTAGAAGGTGAACCCGTAGCAGCATATATTGCATTATCTACTATATTAACATACCCCTTAAAACATTGTTGACCCTGTTTAATATATTCGTCATTTAAATGAAAATAATAATTATTCCGTACCACATTCCCATTTATTTTTCCCCTAAATCCTTGAACTAAATAATGAATATAATTATCACTAAAAGTCTTTAATGGTTCTTCTACTACGGCTTGGGATGCTTTGTCATTAAGATACTTTATTACGGAATCTACATAATCTCTCCATAAAGTATTACCATATCTTTCACCCGTAACGGGGCAAACTTTGATGTCTCTTCGACCTGTAGCTTTTTTATCAAATTTATAAGTCTTTTGGTTGTTAGTGCGCATTTTCAATTGGGAAATCGAAAAATATTTGTCTGGGGGTAGTGATTCAAAATGAGTATATAAGATATTTACTTGGTCTGCGGTAAGTGGGAAAAACTTCTCACTTAAAGCATCATTTTTACTTTGATCTTCTGTTTGAGGGTCTTTATAGTTTTGTTGGAATTGATCTCTTAACCCCGAATTCCAATTAGAAAAAGCAGTTGCATCATAGTTTTTAGTATCAGTACCGTTAGCTGTTGCTCCTATGGATATCATAGCAGAAAGTTCTGGGGTTATGTTTGTTTTAAATCCAAATTCTCTAACAATATTGGATGTTATTACCTTTGATGTGAGGTTGTATCCAAACAACTCAAAGGCTACATCATCCGTAAATCTATCCTTAAACTTCTCAATATTTTCAATACCTTTGATTTTATTTTGATCTTGGATTGTAACTATATTATCCTCCAGTATAACAGGTTCTAAATTAGGTATTCCCCCTAATGCATTGTTTATTCCTTCGCATATACCTTGTAAAAATTTAAATAAATATATTTCTCCTTTAATTGTTTGTTTTTCTAAAAGACTAGAAACAAAATCATAATTCAGATAGATATTTAAAATTTGCCCATATATGACTACTCCTTCCTCTTTGTTCCATTCCTTCATCTGCTTAATAAACCCCCAGTATGTTTTTATACCATCATCATTATTATGAAGGTCAGTTTGGTTGTTTAGAGTTAAAGATTCTAAAAACTTTGGCTTTACTAATGCTACTCTAGGATCCAATGAAATCTGATTAGGGTAAGATGTCATTATCATTTCATCTTCATTAACCTCTATATTTATCATTCCCTCCCCTGATACTGATGGAATAGTGAATTTGTTTATCTTCGCTAATAGTTCACCTAAGGTTAGAAAATAGCTATATCTATCGATATTTACACCTTCTCCTTCTTCTTGTTTTTTTGCTTCTGATTTTATGTCCAATAGTGCACCTACGTTATCACTCTTTAAAGAGGAAAATAAATTTAAATAATTACTACCTTCTTGATTCCATTTTCCCTCCCCGGTAATAATATCTGTAAACAAATCATAGGCTAGAGGAGACGTACCAGCATTAGTAACCATGGAAGTTTCAGATATGTTAGGGGAGTTAACGGCTTGTGTAAATGACTTAACACGATTGTCTATGTCAGATAATGTTTTAAATTTTGAGGGGAGGTTTATTTTTAGAGATTCTATAACATCTCCAACCGATATTAAATTTAATGTAATATTGTAAGTTCCATCGGGGTCAAAATTCCAACTAAAGTTAGAAACTTTACCAATGAAACCATCATAATTCCCCTGATATATTTCCCTATATCTACCAACTGCTTTTATAAGTTTTGTAAAATTATAAGTGGTGGTATTATTAAACCATATATCCTCAGCCAGTGTGTTACCCATCCGTTGTAACTCACCTTTATTATTTATAAATTTATCATTACCCCATTCTAATAGCATGGAATACCCCAATCTTATATAAAGTAATTCAATTAATTGGAATTGAAAAGTGTTGTATGCTTTTATGTTAACTACTGCCTTTCTAATAGAACCCCGGTTTATAGCCTCTATATTAGCATCTATTAATCCTGGGGGTGGGACTAGACCTTGTGAAGTGCCACCTAACCCATAAGCACTATTGTTCCATACACTGTTATCAGTGGATACACCAGATCTAAATGTATAACTTGTGGATTCTAAATTTGATAAGGAGTTAAATAGGACTGCTTTTTTAGCCAGCTTTTCATCCATGTAGTCAGAAGGAGTAGTAAGGCCTATATCTCCTAGCCTTCTTTCCCCATCTATTCTATTACCGAACTTTGTTATATCAAGCCCCTCGTCTACTTTTTTTAACTCAGCTATCATCTTTTCAGCTGTTATAAACCTAACAGAAGAAGATAATTTTAACCAAGCATTTTGGTTATTTTGAACTTGTAACTGATCAACGGTTCTAAAATCATCATTAAAGCCTCTACCAGCAGTTTGTTGACGTATGTCTATTTGCTCCCTTACAAAATCATCAAATGATTCTCCTACTAAGTTTCCCATAACTTTTTATATTACTCCATTTAATAAATTATAATCTGCTTGTATAGCTCCGATATTAGTAGGAATTCTAATCTGAATTCCTAATGGTATATAATATGAATCTTGTTTTAAAAAGGTATTAGCAGTTGTGATAATCCACCAAAGTGAAGAATCATTATAATATTGTTGGGCTAAAATATCAAACCTATCTCCTTCTTCAGAGTATACATATATATCTGAAAAATTCAGGGGGATTTGAGGATATTTTACTCCCCTATAATAAGGTTTACCATTTGAACCTTGTGGTGTTTTTCTATTTAGTATTGGTATTCTATTATATCTATTCATTTTTTACTGTTTTGGAATATAATTGATGTTATCTGGTGACCCACCACCTTCATAATTATTTCCTGTTGCCGCGGTAAGGTTAATATAATGTTCTTTTCCGTATCCCCCAATAAATTCTGATGTAGGTGAAAATTTATTCTGTTGTACTCTAGGTACGAAATTGTGAATGGGGATAAAATTAAAACCTGATACTTTAATAATCATAGGCATCTCTTTAACAGAAGGGTCAGTAGATATTTTAAAACTTGTTCTCCCTATAGTGGTAGTATTATTACTACTATCAGGTATTCCTACCTCCCAAGGTGATTCTTGAGGGATATCAAAATTAATCCCAGTCATAATTCCTACTTGCTCATATAAATATCCCCCTACAGTTAATGTAATAAGATTTCCTTGCATATACCCAGTGTTTGTTGAATAGTCGGGAGCACATACAGATGCTAAGTAATTTAGTTTTTGATACATGGGTATAAGCTCTTGCTTTGATTGGGCCGCTACAGTCCAAGCCATACTTACTTGTCTGTCAAACCCCCCATATTTATAGAATTTTTCTCCCCTACCCATGTAAGATTGGGATTTCCAATCTGCTGAGTAGTTGTCTCCGAAACTATCTATAAAGGCTCTAAAGTGTATGTAAGTTTTTAAAGAAGGGTTTTCATTAGATATTACACCTATTCTAAATTTAACTAAGTCGTTCTTAACCGAGTCAGCTGTTACACCAGAGGACTTATATAAAGGGTAGGCGTTTATTTTATCTAGTGCATGTTTGTATCCAGAGTTGCCTTCTACTGTTTCAGATCCGCCATCAATTATTTGTTTACCAATAGTGTAACTTTCTAGGTTACCTCTTCTACCAGGATCTCCTAAGTTTACTCGTGACTCTATATTTTTATTTAAATATGATAATGAGTTAGGTATTTGATTTGAGGGTGGTAAGAAAATTGTAAATGAGGGTTTAGATAAACCATCTTTACTTGTTGGTACATAGGATGATATTTGTTCTTGTGTAAATACCTGTTGTGGGAGGATATTTCTTACACCACTTTTTAATTTAGTGGTATCTGTTTCTAATAATTTTCCAGGTTGATATACACTAGGAAATATAGGGGTAACACCATCATTATTAAATATGTTATTTGCTCCTATATAACGTGCTTGACTTGTAGGTAATAAGGTAGAAAAGTACATTGTGGACGCACCATAGGTAGATTGGATGTCCGATATGTTTTTGGTTTTGTTTAGACCAGGAGTATATATACTACTATTATATTTTATTTCCCCACTATTTATTTTAATGTTTTGGGAGAGTACTTGAAGGTTAGTAGTAGTAATACCACTAACTAAAGTATTAAGATTTATGGGAGAATTAGAGCGATATGTATATTGTAGTTCTGTGTTGTTTGTGTTGTTATTTACACCTGTTCTTTGGTCTCCTAACATTACAATGTTAGTTAGTCCAACTCCTAAAATTGCACCAGGTCCACCGCTATATGTGTATAATACATTATCTCCTTTTGTATTGTTAATTTTGTCTAACAGAGGTTCAAGTCTACTTTTATTACCCTCAGTACCACCAGTAAAAATAGTATTTAAATAAGTGGGTAAACCTAAAAGTGAATTACCATCAGGAGAGCCGGGTGATGTTTTAATAAGAGGATTTAGACCTTGCTTGTTTAGATGTACCCCCAATGCGTTACCCGCTGCTTGACCTATTGTAGATAAAGGAGTATATATTCCTTGGTTTATGGAGATATTATTTCTTATAAATGAACCTATGGCACCAAAAAATCCAGGGTTTGTTGTTGTTTGAAAAGGTTCATAACCCGCACTTGAATTAACATTGGTTAAAGATAATATGTTTTGTTTTGCAATAAATAAAGGACCTCTAGGAGATTTAAAATCAAAAAACATTTGAGTCATCCTCGAAACGTCGTTTGCTGTTATTTTAGGTAATAGTGTACCTCCTCTTAATAAAAAATCCGGACCCCCCGTTCTTCCTACATCAGAAATGTTATCTGGGATTTTGCTTTTTATATAAGGTTGGTTGCTATTACCTCCTCCAAGTGTGTCTTTACCATACCTTAATGATTTAAGGTTGGTGGTCATATTAACTAAACCCATGTTTTAATGTTAGCGTGGAAGATTATTTAAATATCTTGGTGGTGTTGCCGGACCTTCTAAATTTGAAGGTTGTGGTAAAACTCCATTTAGTGGTCTTACAGAAGTAGATGATGGGTTTCCGATAGTAGAATACTCTTTATGTAAAGTAGACTGTTGAAAATTTGGTCGTGGTGGGGTTGCACCATTTAAACTTGTTGATACTGCTTGACCCGATAATAATTTGTTTAATAAGCTCATAAGTATGTTTTTATTATAAATATTAAATTATTGTACTTCGTATAACCCTACTGCTGATAATTGAGGTTGTTTTTTATTTTGCATTACTAGTTGAGCTAAAAGGGAATTTGTTTCCTTATTTTCGGGTGCTTGTACTACTGTAGTAGTACCTCCACTAGGCATATTAGAAGCCATTCTAGAGGCTCCGGGAAATGCTACTATATCATCATTTTTGGATAATTCAAATAAACCACCTTCTTTGGTGGAGATTTGGGTTTTACCACTTGCTGGTGAGTTTATATCACCAATTGATGTTGCTGCTGCTATTCCTCCTGCTAATGCTGCGACACCAGCAATAGCTAAGGGGATACCTGCGGGTCCTAAAACCATTGTACCCTTAAAAATAGAAGCAACAGCTATAGCTGCTGACTTTATTGCCATAATACTAAGAGCTGCCACTACACCTGTTAGAAGGCCAGCAAAAATAGCCATTCCTGCCTGAGACGTCATGATAAAACCCGCAATATTAGCAAACATATCTACAACGGGAGCAAATATAGCCCCAACAGCAGTAAATAATTCATTAATTTTACCCATTGAAGCTTCTATCTTTTCAGAGGCGGTTGCTTGATCTAACATAGCTTCTAAACCACCATCTGCTGCCTCTTTTTGTGCTTGTGCTAAACCTACTTCTGCTATTCTAGCATTTAAAACTTTTTCTCTTCTTTCTGCTTCATCCCCACTAGCTCCTGCTATAGCTTCTTGCATAAATAAAGTTTCTGCTAAATCATCACGAGACATACCAACAGCTTTGGCTAAAGATTCTTGTTGAATTCTGTTCATAGCAGTGAATTCAGCTGAGTTTCCTGCTTGGTTTGCTATTTCTTTTGCTACCGTAGCAAAGTCATTGTTTAAGGCTGCTTGTCTTGCTTTTTCTAAATTAATATCCTTATTTAATAATAATTCAGCTTGTAACTCGTTTTCAATAGAGGATTCAAAATCTAACAAGCTACCTGCTATTGCATCAACCTTACTCATTTCCATTCCTAAAGATTTTGCAACTGTAACCGCTTCGGCTAGGGCCTTAGGATTTTTACCTAGAGAAAGTGTTGTTGCAGCCGAAAGTTTACCTACTTCTTTCAGTACTTCTTTATTGTTAATATATAAACCACTGGATTCATTTAAAGCATTTACCTGATTTAGTAAACTATTAGCATTATCATCAAAGGATTCACCATTGGCCAAAGATAGTTTTTGTACCCCCATCAATTCATCATTAGTCAATCCCGCTGTTGCTCTTAACTTAGTAAAGGTTTCTAGTTGTTCATTTGAGAGAACAACGGATGTTCCTAATGATGAATTTATAGCTACTAAAGTTTCACCTAAACCCTTGCTGGATACAAAAAGTTTATCAGAACCAAATGAAGCGGCCGTCATACCTTGAGTAATACCCATGGCTTCTCCGTTACTAATACTTAAATTTTTAGCTATATCTCCAGTGGTTTGCTGGCTTCTATTAAATCCCTCAGCTACTTTACCCACGATTGCTGATATACCTTTTATGGATAATGATAAGACAGCTATAGGGTCCGTTAATAGGTCTTTTATAGATGCTCCCATAAGCTTAAAGCCCTGACCCATTACTCTTTGCTTTTTTTCAGCAGCAGATAGTGATGGTTCTGTTGTTTCTAACTTCTCTGTAAACTCTCTAAGATCTACATTAATTTTATCAAACCCCAAACTTGAGGATAAGGCACCTAAACCTATCTTGCCTAAAAATCCTTCAGCCCCTTTTAGTAAAGATCCTGTAATCCCTAAACTATCATTTATAGTATTTATAAAGGTTATTTCATCATTTCGTAGTTGATTTTGACGTTCTAATTCTGAGGTGTTTTGTGAGGTGAAAAGTGCTTGCCTTCCTAAAGGTCCTAATTTTGCGGTTTCCATTTCTAGTGCAAGTTCTGCCGCTATTTGGGCTGCAATTGAGTTGTCATATGCTTCATTAGAAATTTGTATCCCTTTTTCAGCATTTTTTAGTAAAGTTTCTTGTATTAATTTTTGTTCACTTAGTATTTGTACTTGTAATTTTGCCTGATTAAGTGTATCTAATTCTGCACCTGATATTGATGTGATTAAGGCATTTGTTACTTTTTGTGCTTGATTTATTAAATTTACATTTCTGGTTATTTGCTTTTGTATACCACCTATATCACTTAAACCACTTTTTTGACCTAAAATTTCATTTGTAATCTGTTTATTAATCTTAAGTAAGCTTTGATCAAAAGTAGTTCTTTTTGAAATAGAGCCTTGCATTTCCTTAACAGAGTCAACCAAAGCAGATGAAAGACTAACCGCATCGGCATCTAGTTCATTTAGTTTAGATTTAATTCTTAACCTTTCGGCTTCAATCCTTAAAAGCTCTTGAGCTTTATCAATTTCCTGTTGAGTGGCCATGAATATTTTTTATTATAAATATTATTACTTATAGTTTGTTTGACCTTTATATGCCTTACTCGCTTCGGCAAAAGATGGTGTGTTTATCTTACCATCGGGGGTTATTAGATTTTTAGTTCCTTTACTATCCCTAGATGATGGTTCGTTAGGTTTATTCTCTTCATCATAAAATAATTTTATTTCATTATAAGTGAATTTACGCAACCAAATGGGCATATTATATATAGTAGTGTAATCATAACCCCCCTTACCATAAAATAGTATTTGGTGGATCTGTGAGAATAGGTTTATTCTTACTTGTGAGGTGTTACTAGATGTCAGGCCAAAAAAAGTTAATTCCAATAGGAATACTTACCTCCTCTCCATTATCCAGAATATAATTTAAATTAACATCGGGTTGAGTAGCTTTAATATGCTCTCTAAGAGAGCGTGAATCCATTGCTAATAAATAATTATCAACATATTCTCTAATTTCTTTGGTACCGGTTTCACCTCCAACTGATGTTATTATGTATTTTAAACGGGTAGATAATTCAGGTGAGGCATCTTTATATAATCTTTTAAGACCAGATACTTCGTTATCTATTTTAACTTCGTCATGCCCCGTTAAGATTTTATAAGTAATATCTACTCCTGTACTAGGTAGGGTAAAGTTGAACTCATTTTTGCCTGGGGTAATGTCTTTTTCATTAAACGGTTTATTTTCAAGAATCGATAAGTCAATAATTTGTTCTTCACCTTTAATTACTACTTTATAATTTTTACCGTATCCTAAAATACGGGTAGCAATTAAAACAGCATTTTTATCTCCAACTACTAAATCTTTTATTTCTATTTTGGATATAATGACAGAAGCTAATAATTTATCTAAAACATTACCTTTTTTAATATAGGCTTGATTTGATAAAATGTCTTCTTCCTTAGCTGTCATATATTTAATTTCTATCTTACCACTGGATAGAGGGTTATCTTTAGGATAAATCAATCCTTTAGATGGTAATTCAATTTCTTCTGTGGGGAATTTGTAATCACTCATATAATCTTTATTTAATTAAAACGTTATTTTGTTTATACATATATAAAATACAAAAAGCTTGACACGAAGCCAAGCAGTTTTGATAAATTATTTAATTGTTTTCCTAGAAGTTCAAAATGCAATAATCTGGTTGTACGGTTAATGATATTTCCACAGCAGCACTTTCATCATCCCAACTGTAATCTCCGAAGTTTGCTTCAGTAATCATAGCTCCTTTGATAATCCATTCTGAGACAATATCACCTACAGGTCCTAATACGTTCATAGTTAAATCTTTTTTATAGAAATCACTATAACCATCTCTACCTGTTACTGATTCGTGGTGTAATCTAACCCATTCCATACATGCTTGTGCACCACTTGGAGTAATAGGGTCAAATAACGTCATTGAAATTGTATTCCAAAGTGTTTTACCTTTTACGTATCTTGCAACGTTGATATGGTTCAATTGAACTGTACCTTGGGTTAATGAAACAGCCCCCATACCTTTAATTTGGTATGAAGGGATTCCATCTACATACAGTATAAACCTATTCTTTTGTTTTGGTTCGAATGCTGTGTAAAATATTTCGTTCGGGTCTAATACTGCCATTGTTATATATTTTTGTTATTATTTTTTTACTATTGTTATTTGTCTATCATACATATGGTAGGAAGAAGGTAGATTAAATTTTATTTATAAACCCATTTAAAACCATAGGCTGTTTTTGAAACCCCGGTTAAGCAACAACTAATGTTACTTCTTTTAAACTTTAAATTATGTTTGGAAGCATCTTCTATACTTTTAAACTCACGTATTACATTATTGTCTTTGTCTAATTGTTGTATGGGTTTATATTTTTTATCTAGAAAGGATTGAGGTTGTTTTTTACCTAATTTTCCTTGAGATATGGATTTACAATGGGAAGGGGGTAATTTTTTGCCTTTTTTCATTTTACTAATTTTTTCCCCAAACCCCTTAGGTTTTGGTTTACCCTTATTAGCTTTACGTAGTTTGTCTTTTCTATTATTATCTATTTTGAGCCAGGGTTTTGGGATACCTATGGTAGAAATTGAAATTTTATTACATATGAAATCATATTTTTTCTTACCCAACTTATGAATATTCCACCCCCCACTAAAATCCACTAAATTATAAAAAGAATCCGATTTTGTGGCATTGAAATGTGTAATCCAATATGACTCTTGATATGTTAATTCTTCATCAGAGTAACATACTTCTAAAATTTCTTTTTGAAAATTTTCTCTACCATATTTTTTTATATCTTCCAATAAGAGGGCACCACTCCCTAAATAGTTGGGGTTATTATGTGAATCCTTACCTATATACTTTTTACCGTTAATAAGATTTTTTGTTAAATATACAATCATAGAAATATCCTTTTACATTTGTTATACATATGTAAAAGGATATTAATATTAATATTCTACTAAAAGATATTATGAAGGAAAAAGGACCCCTGTTGGTAAAACATTAAAATCTAGTATAATAAATTCAGCTGTTTTAGTAGGTTGTAGATAAATTTGACCTACTAACTCATTTCTATCAATTACATCCGGTGAATTATTTGTAGAATCCATTACCACTTTAAAAGCATATAATCCTTGTCTTTGTTGTACCGATTCTAAGTAGGGGTTTACATTTGCTAAGAAGTTGTTTCTTGTGGCATTTGTATTTTGTTCAAATACTAGGTTATCTGATACTTGTGTGATAAATCCTTTAAGTGATATTAATAACCTACGAACATTTACTCGGTCTAATGCACTATCTCTTTTCTGTAGTGTTTTTTGGCCAAATACTACAACTCCACTTCCTGGGAATGTTGCAATAGGGTTAACATTAGCACCGTATAAAGTATCTCTATTACCTGATGTTAATCTTCTTTCTGCTCTTATTACACTTCCTAAAGCCCCTCTAAGTAAACCTGCGGGTGCGAACCATGGATCTGATGACGCATCTGTAAATGCGTAAACTGCAGGAATATATGTAGAGGCTGGAGCCCATACTATTTGTCCTGTCTGTGCATCTAACGTTTGTAACCACGGCCAGTAAGTAGCGGCATATGAGCTATCAAATGCACTAGCAGCTGTTGTAACTGTGTTGATTGACGCGTTATAACCCGCGACATCAATTACTGCTATACAATCCGTTCTACCTTGGGCTAATGTTACTAAACGTGTTGTCTGTGAAGGGTGTAATTGTGAATTTAGTCCAGGTGATGTTATTACATTAAACTGATAATCATCTGAATTACTTAATAAATTGATTGACTGTGTGTAGTCATTAGGCGAAATACCTTGTACGTTGTCTTCTGTTATATTTTCATTAAATTTAGCTACACTACCATTCATAAAATTAACACCCACAGCACCACTAAATGATCCTGATTGAACGAATGGTAAACTAGAAGTAAATTCTGATTTTGCAGCTCCATTATTATCAAAATAAGAAGGAGTTGGTAAATTTACCTCTGATACAAAAATATAAGAGCTTCTTTGTGGGTAGTTACCATTTGTTCTTACGAAAAAGTCGGTACCATCTTGCTCTATTGTAGAATAAGTATCACCAATTGCTTTTGAAATATAATTAGGTGCATTAGGGTCTAATGATAGATTACTATATGTTTCCAATATAGCTTTCTGTGTATTTGTATCATTTCCTCTTCTTACTAATAGTGAAAACTGACCTGAAGAAGTGTTTACGGATGAGATCTCTAATCTAAGATTATTAGCAGAACCACTATCTAGTGTTCCATTTGCAGAATCTGCTCCTTGTTCATTATTCATTATTACACCCTCCGATATTGTTTTAATACTAAATGAAGGGGTGTAAGCTAAATCATTAGTTGTTAGGGTGTATTGCACATTAGTACCACCACCTACAATAGCTCCTAATGATGCTGATTCCATTACTACAATATCTCCTACTTCATATCCTGTTCCTGGAGTAGTAATTGTTACACTAGTAACTATTGAAGTTGTTGCTGATGCTATTTGTGGAGCAATTACAACTGTAGCTAATGCTTCTGAACCATTATCACCTACAATTACTACATCTGATGTTGTTCCTCCTTCACTACCTGTAATATTGGGTGTGTTAGTTATTGAACCTAGTAAGGAGTTTGTTCCTGCTTTTAAACCACCATTTGTCAAAAGACTACTAACTGAAGTAATAGCTTCAGAAAAAGAACCAGTAACAACACGTGTTACTAGTAGAGATTGTCCTCCTTGAGCAAAATAATTTCTTGCGGATATAGAATTTAAGTAGGTGTACTGCTGAGATCCACTTTCTACGGATCCTCCAAATATGGCTTCATATTGAGAGAAAGTAGATACACCTGTCGGGATACCAACAGGTCCCATAACTGCAGGACCTATCACGGCTGCTCCAAAGGTAACAGGTCTAGAACCTATAAAGGATGAATCGTTTTCTCTTGTTAATACACCTGGAGATATTAATGTTTCTGCCATTGTTTGTATGTTTATTTGTTTTTGTTTGTTATAAATATTAAAAAATATTTCAAAAATTTACTCTATTGGAACAAAACTTCCATCTTCTAAATTTATGTTACCTTCACCGTATTTATCTTGTAATTTTTTACCGGTTGCTTGTTGTTCTTCTAATAGAGTTTGAAATTCTTTTAGTAATTCTGTTTTTTGGCGAGTTAAAATATTTAATTGTAATTCTATATTACCTAACATTAAAACATTTTGGTTGTTTTGTGATTGATAATCTTGAAGTATTTGTAACTCTTCTGGTGATAACGTTTGACTTTTCATATATAAACTATTTTGATGATAAATATGTAAAAATTATTTAAAAATCGATGTCTTCGATATTATTTACGGTTTCTGTTGTTATTGTTACTTTTGCTTTTGAATTGTATACTCGGGTAGAATTTAATTCTTTTTGTATAGTATCGGGTAATATATATCCCCTTAATTTAATATTAAATGTGGATTTTACTAGCCTATCCTTTCCTTGGGTTAATTCTGTAGAAGTGGCAAAACTGTCTATGAAGGCTCTAAATTGAAATCTCTCAGGATTCCCCCAGTAAGCATCGGATGCATACTCACATGCTTCTATTATTTTATTTAGTTGCTCCATATAGTAAGTTTGAATGATAACACTATACTCTAGAGTAACATAATCAGGTTGGGCTACTATATGAAATTTTTCTACTGGTTTTCTATTGTTTAAAGCACTAAAGTTACCATAAATATTTTTGGAACTAAATTCTTTAGACCATTGCCCATATAAGTTAGGCATATTGGCATCTAGTTTATTGGCTATCGATCTATCTTTAGTTAGAGAATCTCTTTTTATTACTATAATAGGAAGCATAATCGCCCCACTTTTATCTCTGTAATACCCATCACGCTGGAATGATTTCCATCTTTCAGGAGCACCATATATTATAGGTACTTCTCTACGTTCTCCATTTTGATAAACAAAAGGCTTAATTACATTCTCAAAATAAAAAAACATGGCTTCATCAATATCCTTTATACCAACCGAATATTGTTTAGTAGTATCATTTTTAAAGCTTATTTGTGACGACCTATTAATATTAACACCAGTTTCAGTGTAATTAGGGTTTGAAGGCATTATCGAATCATTGGGGTTACCTAATGCTCCTCTGTTTTCTATTCCTTCAAAAGCTGTTTGCTTGCTGGTACTTAAAGCTAATTGAGTTTTTGGTATGGGTTTTCTAGGTTTTGACATTACATTCTTTCAATGTTAGGGGATATTGCTACTTTATCACTTGGGATATAATATGTTGCTACTAATATGGATATTACGTTACCAAATTTTTCTAAATCAGGGTTTAGTGGGTTTGGTGTACCATCGGAATCATTATTAGGATATTGTGGGTTTTTACCACCCCAATAGTAGTTAGCAATAGTGCCTTGCACCCCATAATACTTATTTTCGTATAATACAATATCTCCTATTTGAGGTTCAACATTTGCATCTACTAAATCATCTCTAAAAAAATAAAAGCTAATGCCTTGTTCAAATTGTACACCTTCTTCTCCTCCTGAATATTGTTGATCCTCCCTATCTATTAAAACATTAAACAAAAAAGGACCATTATAGTATTTTTCTTCGGATGCCTCTCCATAAAGATTTACCTTAGTTTCTTCTAATTTGAACTGATATAAGGCACATTGTTGAGTTATAATGTTCCCCATCAACTCTCTATTAAATTTTCGTATAAGAGAAACGTCTCTTTGTCCCGTAAACATTGCGCACATACTATCCTATAAAAATTGTGTAAGGAACTTTTTGCAATTCCAACATTTTTGATTCTCCTTCTTTAGCTCTTCTCTCTAATAAAGCCATTCTAGATGTTTCATCTAAATAAGTTCTTAATCTTTCAATTAAAGTAGATTTTTCGGAGGTTGCTGCTGCGATTAAATCTGATTGATTTAATGTTACATCTGAATTAGGGATGGGTATAGTACCGTATTTACCTCTTACATACCCCAACATTTCTTTGGATAAAGCTAAAGTATACTCAAATATCCATTGTCTACCAACGGAATTAATTTGATTATAGTTAGGATTACCATATGGAGAATTTGATACATTAGTAACGTTGTTGGGTGTTTGCTTAACCGCACCCGTAATTCTTTCATCTCTTAAGATATATTCAAACCATATTCGAGAATCGGTATTTTCACTAAAAGAAAAATTAGGAATTGGGAATATTCTTAGGTTATCATTTCTTATTTCGAATGAATATTGATTCCTTCTAATAGTTTCACTCATTTCTATTTGCTGAATTACTGCTATGTCATAATTTAAGGGGGCCATTAGATAACCTCCTTCAGCTCCAAACCCACCTAGACCCATTACTCCAGAGGCTATAACACCTCCAAAACCAAAACCATTATTTGTCCCTAGGAATCTTGATGCTGCTGGGTAATTAGTTTCATAAAATACTTTTTTTACTTCTATACCATGAATATATTCTGAACCCGTAAGTCCACTAGAGGTCATGAATGTTGAAAAATTATAATCTTGTACACTAGAAGTTAAAGCAAACGAACCTGAATAATGTGGAACATTTCCTCCACTACCTGCTTCGGCTCCATATTGTTCAGATAACCTAACTATTGGCTCAAAGCTTGGTGTTATAAGTGCAGTATTTAAAAGGGATGCGGTTGGTAACCCATCAATAGATAATTGATTATCTCGTATTTTATACGCATAAATTTCGTTACCATATGTGGTTATAGCCTCCTCGAATGCTGTAAAAAATGACCCCGACTGTAATTCTACATCTACTAGGGGAAATCCCATTCTTTGAGCACAAAAATTAGCTACTTTATTTGCATCAACAACAAAATCGGATTGTGAATCATAGAAGCCAAATGGGGTTTGACCTGGTGCAAATGTACTTACTCCGTTCCAAATTGGTATGTTCATATTTTATTTTTAACTTAGTGGTTATTGCCTTATTATACATATTAAAAAAGGATAAAAAAACCCGACCTAAGTCGGGTTTAATTATCAATAATATACTAATTTTTAATACTATAAAGTATTTAAACCAGCTACCTGAATAGTCGCATAGAATTCTGGACGAACCATTTTCTTAGCATAACGAGTAAGTAAACCTTTTCTCGGTGTGAAAGTTTCTGGGTCATAGATAAGTGGAGTCATTATTAATGGAATATAAGGTGCAAAAACCGCGCCTGTTTCCAAGAATTGAGATCCTCTAAATCCTAATAGAATTACGTTTTCAGTCATGTATGGGTTTTTGTACACTTTGTAACGTCCGTTTAATTGACCTACTTTTTGTACACCAAATGCATAAGTTGCTTTAGCAGCATCACCATCAGTATCAGCAGCAAATCCTGGGATTGATTCCATGATAGTTCCTACAGCTGGAGAACATACTAGGAAGTTTGCACCACCTCTTAATGTTTTCTGGTGGATAATGTTACTTAACTTTTGGATTTTAGTTCCTAATGTTTGGAACCATTGCCCTTGAGAATTAAAAAATCCTAAATCATTGTTAATGCTTCCTCCAGATGTAATTGATTGATTATTTACGGCAGACCATACTTCAGTTCCTGCTGCTGCATTTTCCATCAACATAGAAAGTATTTCTAAATCTATTTCTAGGGAGATATACTCACTCAATATAGAAGTTAATTCAGCCTCGGCATCTAAAGCATGGTAAGCATTTAAATCCTGTGCAAACTCTGGAGTCCAAACAGCTTTTAGCTTACGAGTTTTCGCTACAATGGCAGATGATTTCATCTGAACATTAATTTCTGGAATAGCGATTGAAGGTGAGTTTAGTGAATTTGGTTCTGGGTTATTGTCTTCAAAATCTCCTCTAAATTGATCTGTTGGTTGAATTTGATAAACAACTGCAAAATTCTCAGCTGCAATTTCTGCTATAGTAGCTTCTGTTGCTGCCTTAGAAGCTATAAAAACAACATTACCATCAACTTGCTTTGTAAAAGCGGATACTTGAACACCTGGTGTTCCTTGTTTGTAGGCATCTGCACTATTTCCTGGTACTAGTTGAAATGCTGCTACACCATCTTTGTCTACAAAATCTAAATCAGCTACTGGGACCAATATCTTCCAATATTCCTGGGCTTGTGCAGATGCTGAGAAGTTAGAGTCATAATTCATGTCACCCCAAGTAGCTACTGTGGCTACAAGACCAGTTTCAACTGACTGTGTATTGTTTACAGAATAACCAAAACGACCTGCCCCGAATAATCCACCTTCTGTTTCATTTCCAAATGGTGCTGTTTTTGCAGAAGCATTACCATATAAAGAAGATCCTGCTGCAAATGGTGTTTTGTCACTTCCATATTGGAAATCTAGGAAAAATACAAGACCTGAAGGTAGATTCATTGGTTGAACCGAAACGAATTCTTTCGCTGCGATTTGTCCAAATACTTTTCTTACTAAAGGCAAAGCAACACCAGCCCACTGACCACCTGTGTTAACAGCTGTTTGTGATTGGAATGTACCTGATGATGCAGCACCACCACCTGTTTGGGATGATTCTACTACCAACTGCTTAGCTTGGCTTTCTAATATGATACTCATGTTAGTTTTGTTGGTACCTTCTAGACCTTCTAGAAGACCTGTTTTTGCCCATTTTCCAGATAATCTGGCCGCATCAGACTGCATAGTATGATATGGGTTTGCGCTTTCTAATAATGAATTTAAGCTCATGTTGTTTGTTTTTTAAATTTTAAATTGTTTTTTAGATTAATCCCGCTAGCTTACGCATACGATCATATACCTCGTTTGATTCTAGAATTGGTTTTCTACTAGACTTTGGTTCTAAACCACTAGCCTTTGAAGCTAAACCTCTTCTAACTGATTCATTAACCCTTGAATTTGTAGTAATATTTACAATACCTTCATTTAATGTTTCATAAATGGCTTTTGCTTGTTTAACATCAGTGGCATTATCAAAAGCTTTTAATACCTTGATTTTTTTACTTTCAGTTAGGTTTTTAGCTTTAAAAATTTTATTAGTATAAAGCAATTTAGCGTTTAAGAGATTAACTTCTTGAAGTTCTTGTCTAAGTTCATCCATTCCGTCCATTTCTTCAGCACGTATTGCTGATCCGGCGGCACTACCTAATACTTCTAAAGCTTCTTTTGCTTTTTTAGCCATAGGGCCAGCAGCATCTACCAATTTTTTTAGGCTACTAACTATGTTTTCAAAACCTCTTGCAGCGGCATCTGATCTAGCATCCTCGCCTAGTTCAGAATCTTCATTGAGTATTTCATCGATTTCTACATCCATATCTTCCATGTCATCCATATCTTCCATGTCTTCCATGTCTTCCATATCTTCGGATTCAAAATCGTCTCCGGGCTCAATTTCTCCTGATGCTACCATATCCTTAATAACATCCTCTATAAAGGATTTAAGGTCGTCTTCTGATAGGTCTTCAAGATCAACATCTTCGTTGTCCATATCCATATCATCGTCTCCCATATCATCTCCCATATCCATATCCATTTCTTCTTCCATTTCTTCACCATCCATTTCCATTTCAGCTAATAGTTCTTCAAGGTCAAAATCTTCCTCTTCGCCTTCTTTAACTTTTTTGGTTGGTACTGGTTTTTTCATGTCGTCTTCATGGTCCATCTCTTGCAGTTTAGCAGATAGTTGGTTTTTTAAATAGGGGGTAAAAGCTTCCTCTAGGGCAAGTTTTGCATTCGCAATAGCGGTTTCTTTAACTGCTTTAGCATCGGCGATTGCTTCTTTTAACAAATCTCTGTTGTTTGTCATAATAATCTCAAAATTTAGTTTGTGAAATACGGTTATTAAGAACCGTAATAGAAATAATATTTACTTAACATCATATAAGAATAATCATGATGTATTACAGTCATACGTATGTAGTAACTTATTAAGAACACAAAAGACGCTCAAGTGAGCGTCTAATGTTATAATTCATTTGTGGGTTGTGGGGTATTTGTAAAAATATTATGTTTTATATAAATTAATTGAAATTTTTCCAATTTCAGTAGCTATCTGTTCAATTGAATCTTCAGAAATATAAGGACGTGTTTCCCCAACTTCATCAATTACATATCCTTGAAGGATATCTATAATTTGATTTACAATGGGGTTGTTATCTTTTATTATATCCTCTGTTATATATTTTCTAAATGATGTTAATTCTTTCATATTATTATTTTATTGGACAAGAACCTTTAGAACAAAGGATTTCGTGTATTATACTATTTACTTTTGTATAGTTATGTTTAGGTACTTCTATGCCTTCTTTAATCATATGCATGTAAGAACCGGGGTTAGATGGTGTAGAAACAAAATCCCAACAAAGTAGTTCGAAGTCATCTTGAACCTCCATTACACCTTCTTTTTCTTCTAATGAACCCATACCTCGAGATGATACACCTACTGTTACACCATTACCTACAAGTGCTTTTAATATGTTACCTGCTGGGGTTGGTAAGACTTCAATTTTTCCTATAATGTCATTACCTTCCCATCTATATCCACTAATAATATGTGATACATTTTGTAGATTTATTACTTGAGACTCTGGATGGTCTAATTCTCCCATAGAACGTCTTTGTTCTATTAATTCAGAGTAACGGTCCATTTCTCTCTCCCATAATTCCTTAGAATAATATCTACCGTTTCCGTTTTTAACTTCACAAGTAGCTAATATTCCCTCAACGATCATATTACCGTTTTCCGCGTTAACACTTTCGGTCAATACGGTAGGGGCATAATTGATTTTATGAGTTTCTATTAATAGCTTTCTCATGTTAATTTATTTGTTTACAGAATATTCTCCTGTTGAAGTACCTACTTTTTTAGGATCTCTTTCACCTGCAGCTCCACGTGTTGGGTTGTTTTTATCATTCCAACTTACGGCATCCATTTCATCAACACTATCTAAATTTAAATAATAATTTTCTTTTTCATCCTCACTTTCAAATCCACCATCTACATCTTCATCTACCATTTTAGTTGGGGAGTAACTTTTACCACATGTTTTTTCGTAGATTTTCTCCATTTGTGATTTCTTCTTTTCTAGAAGCTTAATGTCCCTAGCCATTTCTTTCAATTTAGATTTATCCATTAAATCCAACATATTTTCATCTTCATTAATACCATTTAATCTATCTTGCTTTTCGTTAATATGATTAGTTAAATACTCTAATTGAGCTTCCATTTTAACTGCTTCGGCCTCGGCTCCAATTTCTGCCAATTTAGCATCTATTGAATCTTTTTTAGGTTTTTGTTTTTTATCAGATGCTGCTTTTTTCATAGTTTCACCCTTGTCACCATCTCCATCTAAATCTAGGAAGTCTGGTTTTGCCTTTTCATCCATAGGAAGTGGTTTTTCTTCATTGGATTCGGTATATAAAGAACTATGATATTGGGATCCTACTTCTTGCTGATTATAATCTTCAGCCATCATTTTTCTAATTTCTCTCCCGGACTGTGAGGCATAGGAATTTGAATTACCTGATGTTACTACTCCTCCTAATCCTTCTTTAATTAGTCTCTTGTAAGTTGATTCTTTTAATGGTCTCATTTTAGTATCTGTTTTTTTTAATTTATCACTATATCCGCTACCCCCGTAGGTTTTGCCTGAATTTTCGTATACTTCTGGTTCTGTGTAACCTATACCTACCCCAAATTGCCCATTCTTTATGTAAGTTAGTGGGTCTTTTGCTAGGTTTTTAATTACTTTTTCTTGAGCATTTTCTAAAGATAAAGAAGGATCTTCTTTAAGTTCAAAATATACACCGTTCATCATTTCCTGGGCGTTAACATTATTAATATTATCCTCTTTGGGTGAGTAATCATAATTACTCTTATCAATATTTTCTACAGGGTCTGATACTTTTTTTATATCCGCTTTGATTTTTTCATCCTGTTCTTCAGTATTAATCTTTTTATCCTTATTGATGGCAGGTTTTAATGATTTTGCTCTCTCTTCGTTAACAAAATTTTCATATTTATATTCCCAAGATTGTTTGTTAGGGTTAAAATCCTCGGATGTTAACTGGGATATAGGTTTTAAAGTAATAATACCACCTATATTTTCGTTAATTTTGCTTTTGCTTTTTAATATTTTTTCAGCATCATTATAAGAAGTTATGTTTGATATTAAATTAGGATAAGTAGACTTTGCCTCCTTTAAAAATAAATCTTTACGGCCTTTGCCTTCTTGGATTAAATTATATTGTTCCTGTAGTGTTTTCATAATAATGTTTTAATGTCTTTTATAAAGTCTTGAATTAAATCTGTACCTGTTACTACAGAAAAACTTTCTGGGTTTTCCCTGTAGTATTTTATTGTTTCTATTTTTGCTTGTCTTAAAGGTTTAATCAAAGATAATAAGTCTTCTTCTATTTTACTAAAGGCTTTAATTCTTTCCTCTTGAAATTTTAGTTTATCTTCATTTTCTTTAATTATCATACCCTTATACATATTAGAATATACTTTTAAATAGATTTTTGTTATTTAGTTTTGTTGAAAAAGTCATTATATGTTTGATTTGTGAAATCATCAAGCACATTATCTATCCTTTCCTCTTCCTGTCTATATGTTTGGTTACTTTTACTTGCCTGTTTCAAATGTTGAATGTATTCCCCTGCACTATCACGTACCCATTGAATTATGTCACTTTTTAAAGAATCGGGGGGTGTATTTGCTTTAATATCTTTAACTATTTTCTTCTGTATTTGTTGTAATTTATTATATATTTTAGATTCAGATTCTTCTATAGATTTTTGTTTTTTAGTTAATTTAAAGGCATAAGGTGTTAGATAGGCACCAGCACCTCCGGAGGTTGACATTTCTTCTACGTCTTCTTCTCTTAAACCATATTTTAAATTTGACTTAAAAATATCACTCATGCTCTCACTCTGATCTACTGCGTTCTTGATTTCTTGCATTACCTGACCTACAGTCATTTTTCTACTAACCATATTTTCTATAGCTCTAGTAATCATTTGCCGGTCACCTGTTAATGCAGATGATTTAACATCACCCACTTCAATTTCTTTAAGTTTGTATTTATATGCCATTAGATCTTTTAAGTTCATTTACTAGTTCATAATATTGTAACAAATCAACTAAATTGTTGTTATCTACTTTATCTGTTTTATTCAGTTCAACTAAAAATTTAGAGATTTCAGTTATTTTAACTTTAGTAGCAGAATCCTTTATGTCGTTAATTGATTCTTTTAAAGAATTTTTAAGTTCGTTTATTTTAGTATTATAAAAAATTCTTAAACCCGGGGTTGAATCTACAGAATTAATAAATTCCTTAAGTACTTGTTTTTGTTCATTACATAACCCATCATACTTTTCATTAAACTTTTCTAACAATATTCTATAGGTTAGGGATCTTATATCCTTATCATAAGTAATAAATTCTGCTAGTACTTCGTCATCTTTAGTTGGGGTTATTTCTTTTTTAGTTAGAAATTCTAATATTGTAATTTTATTAGCAATTAATTGGTCATTATTTACAACATTTTTAGAATTAACACCTTCTATTAAAGTATATAGGGCTGCTGTTTCTTTATAATTTTTAATTTGAGACCCAAAAAAAGTATTTAAATCATAATGAGATTTTATTTCATTAATTAAGTTATACTTTTGTCTTTTTAATGCACTCCTATTAAATGCCTTAGAATTATCAAGAGTTGTGTTCAAATATATAGAAGCTCTTGCCTCACTTAATGTTTTAGATTTAGTAATAGTTTCATATAACCTGTACTCACGACCTAATTCAGTTTTTGTAAAATAAGTTTTTAATAAGTTAATAGCTTTAGAATCTTTACCCGATAAAGTGTCTGACGTTATCTGTCTAACAAGCAATTCGAATAATATACCTGTATTTTTATACTTTGAGTGGGTAATCCTATTATTGTTCTTCATTTTTTGTAATTAAAATTAAATCTCCTTTTGTTTTTTGATTATTAAAGTATATTTATTTATAAATATTAGGATCTTAATCGAGATTCATCAAGTAGTGAAGAATCTGCTTTATCTTGTTCAAATATTAGCTGTTTTTTATCTAACCCTTTAAAGATGTCTTTATTCTTTAAAAAAGTAATTTTAGGATCCTCAAATTCAGACAATCTAGGTTTAGGGTTTCCATCATTTTTATCTGTTCCTTTCATACCCTTAACACCTAAAGGATCTTTACCAAAATTATTATCTTGTTTTCCTCGGTTAGTAATACCATCTTTAGGTCGACCCATTTCTAAATCATCAGAATACCCATCAGGTACATTAGAGGGATCAGACATTGTTCTACCTTTACCATATAATGAAGCTAAATCATGTGGGGTTCCGTAGGATTGACCACTTTCTAAAGGATCATTACCTTCTTCCTGTATTTGACCATTTCTAAATTTACGTTTAGAATCTTCACGAACTAAATCTCTATATTCCCCAATTTGATCTTCACTAAAGTGATAAACATTATCATATATCCAATCAGAAGGCACTAAACCTTGCTCTAACAATGTTCCTGCTAACTCGGATTTAGATTTCATTAGCTCAATTCTTTCTTGATCATAAATTATAGAAGGAGTTGTCATTGACAATTCAAAATTTGTTAAAGCTTCATCTCTATGTCCCTGTGTGTATAGATGAACTAATGCTATTTTTTGCAATTCCGATAGTAGTATTCTTTGTATTCTATCAATAGTACGAGCAAATCTAATATCCTGTTGTGCCAAAGTAGATTTACCTGCTTCTCCTTCCCCGTAACCCATAAAAGATTTAGGTACTTTTAAGGCAGCAAATAATTTTTCTCTTAGATATTCAACATCTGCGATACCATCGTATTGTAGGCCTGGAGTTGTTTCAATTTTTGTTGCACTGTCACTTCCACGAACCGGAATATAAAAATCTTCTAACATGTTTTGCATGTTATATTTTAAATTGTATTCTCCGGTTTTTTCATCCATCATAGGAGCACGTTTCATGTTTGTTATAGTTTTTTGCATAAATGCTTCTACTTCATTAGGAGGTATAGCTCCAACATTTACATAAAATACTCTTTTTTCGGGTGCTCGGGCTATTCTATGAATAAGCATAGCATCCTCCATTAAAGTATACTGTTTGAACAATTTTCTAGCGGGTTCAATATAAGATCTACCATAAGGTAAATAATTAACATCACCCACCATTCTAAAATGAGCCATTTCGTAATTATCATATACTATACTACTTCCATCATCATCTAAACCACGGGAGCTTGCTGTTCCATAATACCCACTAGAGGAAGCACCAGAAAAACCTTCAGGATTCCATTTAAATCTTACTTCCGAGGGGTTATCAGGATTTGACCCTTCAACCCTTTCAATATGATAGGCGGTATAGGGTATAACATTATAAACACCAAATTTTTCAGCTATTTCTAACTTTAAAAAAAAGTCACCATATTTACACATCTGTCTAACCCACATCCATAAATTAAACTCTACGTTTAACACATCATAAAACAAGTTGTATAATATTTTCTGTGTATCTTCATTTGAACTTCTAATTTGAAGTACTTCTCCCATATCATTTTTAAGTGTGGATTCATCCGCTATAATATCAAGAGAAGAAGCCACAATAGCATCAGTATCCATTACATCATATTCTGAATACAATTGGGTCCTAAGGTACTGATAATTTAGATTAAATTGAGCCCCGTATAAGGAAGTTGGTGCCGAAGAATAAACTTTATTAAATCTGTCTATTACAGAGTTTGTTTCATACTCTCCGCTAGACTGAATGTGACCCGAATCTATGACTTTAATTTGATCTCCTCCTACATTTCGTATTACTACATCAGTAGAAAATAATCGTTTTAATTTGGTAAATACACCTTTATCTTCCATCTTTAATATTTATTATTCATTATTGTTTATAAATAGGGTTATAATAACCAAGTAATATCTTCAATACCCCCTTTATCATTCTTCATAGAATAAGGATTTGCTACTTGTTGTCCGTATCCAGACCCATAACCCCCGTGATATGGAGTTCTATTAACTGTCATATTATTCAATGACTGTTTTGTTAAATCTATTCCTCTTTGTTTAAATTTTAATGCTGTATCTCTAACATACATCCCCATTCCAAATGCCATTACTAAATCATCATTATATCCACCTTGAGCCTCTGCTCTACCATTTTTCCAAATAAATACTTTCATTTCTTCAATCAATCTTTTAGATTGAATTGTTACTCCCTTGTCATTAATGTATTCTTGAAACTTACCTATTACCATAGGTCTTGTTTTTGAAGACATAGTAAAACCAGCTACTAATTTTGAGTTATCTTGATATTGATCAAAATACGAATCAGCATTGGTTTCTCCACTCCTTTGTGAATAATAAAGATTAGAATAATTTCTATCTATCGCTACTTGTATAGTTGCCCATCCTATATTAGCATTTTCTATTACAAGTAAGGCTTCATTATATTCAGTAGCTAAACCAACTAATAAATGTCCAAATTCCTTAGTACCTATTTGACCTTTGTACTCAGCAACTTGAACATTATTTTCAATATCCATTACGTGGCAGGTAGAAAAATCTTTTCCATCCCCACGAGCAACATCCGCTAGAACCATATAGGATCTTGAATAGTCAGCATTTTCCCAAACCCATAGGTTTTGGTCTACACCCCTACGTTCTAAAGGATCTTTAATAAATGATTTTTCGTAATATTCTAAATGTTCACTATAAAATACAATATCACCTGATGTACTAAAGTCACAATCACATTCTTGTGCTGCTAATCTAGGGTCACCTAATAAGTTATCTTGAGCATCTCTCCATGTTTGGTTTCGTTCTGGGTGGACATACCATGGAAGTTTAATTGGTAAGAAATCGTTTTCTCCGGATTCTGCTTTAACCCATGTTTGATGAAACCAATTACCAGTACCATATGGGGTAGATAGTACAATAGCTCCACCTCCCGTAGCTAGAGTTTGTTGTGCAGAAGCCCACGTTTCTGCAATATTATCAATGAAGGCTGCTTCATCAATTATTAATAAAGATACTGCCTCTGAACGAGCAGCATCGGCGTTTGAGGATTTAGCTTGGATTTTTGACCCATTAGTCAATCTAAGAGATAATTTATTATTTTCTACAGCATCTACCTTTAACCATGATGGTAGATTATCCCACATAAATTGTACCTTGCTAACTAAATTTCTTGCTGTTGCTTGTGTTGTTGCAAGTGCTAGTATGTTTTTATCCTTATGGAAATTCATTAACCAAAGACCGTAACCTGAAACCAAGGTTGATATACCTAGTTGTCTAGATTTTAAAATAGCACTATAATCGTTGTTTTGAAGTAACGTTAGTACCTTTTCTTGAAATGGGTACAGATTAAACTGTATGCGACCACGTTGTGGATGTTGTATATAACAATACTTACGCATAAAATATACTGGGTCTTGGCAGCATTTAAGATATTCCTGACGTATTATGTGTTTTATATCACTCATATTATTTTAATAAGTAGATTGTACCCACAATTGCTATAATACCTACCCCTCCTACTAATCTGGTTTTAAATTTTTGTTTTCTTAATGAGGATTTTAATTCTTCATTTAAACTCTCTGCTAATTCAAATTGAGATTTGTTAAGTAACAATATGGAGTTGTAATTATTTACCTGTTGCTCAAAATTACTAATAATACTATCTTTTAAAACAATTTTATTTTCTAAAAAAATAACTTTAGTTGAAATTAATAATAATTCTTCTTTAAAACTATCACCCTTTATTAGGTCTTTAATTACTAATCTTACTACTGGTTTTTTTAATTGAATCAAGGTACTGTCCGTAACGATTTGTGAAGAACATATTAAGTTCATCATCACTAAAAGAATCAACATTGTTAATCTTTTCATTAGTTTGCTTTTTTAAAGTTATTATTTTTTCATCTTGTAAGAGTATTGATTTATCTAAATCTATTACTTGTAAATTTAAAACGTCAATTTTATTTACTAGGTACTTGTTTGTTTTTTGTAATGAATCAGATTTTGCCTTTAAGATATTTATTCTGGATTTGTATTCATATTCACTACTAGTAGGTTTATCTGGGGTAAAATATAACACATAAATAAGAGATAAAAATAGTGCAATTAAAACAATATAGAGATTTCTCTTTTCCTTATAAGGTTCTTTATACCACATCTTTTTCTAACTTAGCTACTAAGGATTCTAGTTCTTTTTTCTTTACTGTTTGTATTTTTAGCTGGTCCTTAATTTTTTCTTTCTCAACACCTTCGGCACTACTATACTTACGAGCTATTGACTTCATTTCGGTAGTAATATCCTTTAAAGCTTTTACAGCCACATCTAGTTTTTTACTCTTACCACGGGATGCATTTGCAGACTTGATGGCTGATTTTTCATCATCATCATCTTCACTCTCATTTAACCCATAACTACCTGCTGCATCGGTTATTCCCTGAATGAATCCCATTTTAAAATACTTAAAGTCAGGTCTATTTTTAAATCGGGATTTTATACTTTCAAAGTATTGTTCTCCTTCTTCATATCCCATTTCTTCTAAATCAGCGAGTCCTATATTTGCTTCTTCTATACCTGCTTCATCTTTGGCTTTTTTTAAGTCTTGAAATGCTGTAGTTAAATCATTAGTAGATTTAATAGCATCTTCATTACTTTCAGATAATGAAGATAAAATGTTCTCTTTAATGTAGTCTTTTAATTCGGATTTTTTCATTATTTTAATATTAAGTTATGTTTTGTTATAAATATGTTACAACTCCATAATAGTTAAAATTTGTTGAATACGTTCATCGGTAGAACCCGATATTTTTTCAACTTTACCGGCTTTATGACCATGTTTTTTAACTAATGACACAATTGTATGATCAATTATACTTCTATAATGTTCATCTGTCTCCCTAACTCCGTTTTCTTCAACGGGAATACCTTCAGGTGATATGTAAAATATATAATCATATTCCCTAACAAAATTACTAGCATATCTCTCAAATGCCTCTTTGTCTTGATAAGCAATTGAATTGGCATTAAGAGTAAAAGCCATAACGTCTAGAATTGTTCTATCTGTTATAATATTCTCATACATTAGTTCACTACAACGTTCAGCTAAGAATACGGTTTGTCCTTTAAGAGTTGAATCTGTATTTAATGGTATACCTAAAGACATTAAGTATTGACTTCGTTCGGTTGCAAATTTATAATCTTTAAATTGGTCTAATTCTTTTAAAGCATTTACTAAACTCGTTTTTCCAACGCACATTGTACCACATAACCCTATACGATTTGTTTTTCTTTTTTCCATATATTATAATTATACTTTTAGTTTCTATGATTAGCACCTTTTGGTGCTGGTTTTTTATACCAAGGTAATCCTGATTGTTGAGATATAGCTTCCCTCCATTCATCCTTTGTCATAGGTATACCATATAAAAAATATTCTCCTTTTCTAGTATTACCTTCGGGATAAAGAGCAGGACCAGTCCAATTATGTAGCTTACTATCCCAAATATAGGCAACGGTACCATCTACTTTTTTTAATTTTTGACTTTTAGGCCATTTTGTTGATTGCTTTTCCATAATGTTAATATACGAAATTTATTTTAGTTATCCAAGTCTTTTTTATACCTCCACTTAAAACCATATGCTGTTTTTATGGTGGAATTACAACATTTTCTAATATAGGAGGAGTCATAATTTAGTGTTTTTTTAATATCTATAAAACCATCCCATTCTTTTATTGAATTTCCTTGTAAATCATATTGTACCAGGGGTTTTTTTAATTTATTATAATCCATAGATTTTAATCTATTAATTTCTCTCTTCACCCAATCTGTATTGGCTACTGCTTGGGCTTGGACAAATGGTTTATTAGCAGATATTTTACAATTTATTTTTCTTATTAATTTAACTTCAGGTTTAGATAGATTTTTAATTTGAGAAATGCTCATTTTTTTCTTAGTTTCTTCACTTTTAGGTCCTCCCCCACTATCGTATAACCCACAGAATAAAACTTTAGACCAATCATTACCACATTGTATTAATGTTTCCTTTTTGTAATGGGTTTCATTTTCATCTAATTCTACAATTTTACATTCTTCTAATATCTCAAAATTGTGACCCTCAAAACTATACTTTTTAAAGGAATTCATTAAATGAGGACCAATAGATGAATTGTTTTTGATGTAATTTATATATTGTTTTTTTCTATTATTTATATTAATACTTTGACCAATATAAACCTTACCACTTGGGCTAGTTATTTTATAAATACCAATCATATCAAACCATTAACACAATATGCCCCCTGACATGAGCTTACTGCTATACCTCGTGAACTTAAACTATCTCCAACAAAGTGGATATTAGGGTAATCAATTAAAGATAAATCATCATAATTTACTAATACTTCTTCTGAAAGGAATTTAACTTCTGGTATATAAAGTCCATAATCATCCTCAAACTTAAATATTTTGTTTAAGTCTGCTATAAAATCAATTATATAGATGGAATATTTTCCATACGCTTGTTTGAAGGAATCTAAATTATCTAATTGGTAAACATTTAATTTCTTACCTTCAGAGGAGGTAGAAGGTTTTCTTTTTTTATTGGGGGAATAGAATAAACCTTTCTCCCCACTTTGACATGATTTTACTAATTGCTTTTGATACTCAAAGGGATTATCTATACCCTTTAATTCCATAATAATACCAAAATTATTCATATTATTAATCATATCTTCTTGTTTAAAACTATGCCCATTATAAGACTTCATCCCATATGTATTTTCTTCCGCGACGTATGCACCACCAGAATTAGTACAGAAAGTCCTTAAAGATACTTGGTTGTTTGGTTTTTGGTATAATTTAAAATCATAGGATATATCTAATATTTTTTGGGTATATTTTTGAGGTAATTCCATTCTTACTCCGACCTGTACCGATTTGGGTTCTTTTTTTAAATTATATTTATCAATTAATTTTTGTGTTAAATCAACCCCTGATTTTCCTGTGCCAAATATAAGTGTATCATAGGTTATTGATTTTACTAATTCATTAATATGTGGGTCTTCGTATTTTACTTCCTCAATATCAAAATCAATATCGGTTACTTTACTCTCCCATATAAATTCTACGCCTCCCTTTATTAGAAAGTCGTACCAATTTTTACCTAAATCATGAAGGTAATTTGTACCTATGTGATATGTTGGAGCCATTCTTAATTTAAAGTAAGGTTTTATAAATTTAGGTTCTTTAATTGGATTTGAAAACATGACTTTGGAGGGGTCGGGGTGAAATCTTAAAAGAGTATTCCAAGTTTCATCTATAAGTTCAGAGGCTCTATCATCTCCTACATACTTAGATAAATGACCCCCAATAGCATTATGTAAATAAACCCACTTTCCATCTGAAAATAGTCCTGCCCCTGCAAACCCACACATTACCTCTTCAGGAAGTCTGTTATATGGATCTTTACCCATATCAATAATAGTGATTTTACCATCAAACCCACTATCAATTAGCTTAGTAGCAGCGTTTATATTTGCTACACCTGCTCCAACCATTACTACATTTTTATTCATATTGTATCCTTATTTAAAAAATCTCTTAATATTACTGCTTTTTCATAATATTCATTATCTATAGCAAATTCTAGCATATCTCTTACCATGTTATCTAACATATGGGTATCGTTAGGGAGTTCTGCTGAAAGTTTAACTATAAGTGGTATTTTAAATCCACGTTGTTCCATTTCAAATATACTCTTTAAAGTAAGATTACTATTTTCATATTCTTTTCTCTGATCTTTAGTTAGTATTTTTTGATTCATATCATTATTCCGTAATATTTTCATCTATATGTTAATATACGAAAAAAAAGTGTGGCATCCAAAAGATGCCACAGATATCGTATTTATTTTTAAATCGAATAGGCTATGAATCTATTCTGTAAGTTTTTAGTTTTTATTACTTATAAAGATTTTAGATTATAATTTCGATAAGATTCCCAATTTTCAACGTGATATTCTAATAAAATATCAATTACACTTACAGCAAATTCTTCGGCGGTTGTTGGTTTGAAATCTCTACCCCTTTTGTTTTCTTGCCTTGCTTCAGTATAATATTCATCACTTATAGAGTCTATTACGGATTCTAAGGTATCAGTATCCGGTGTATCATCCCCAAGTAGAGTGTTAATTAAATAGTATACCCTACCTATAAATTCTTTGTCATCTTCAGGACTGAAATCAGTCTCACTAAATTGATAAGTGATTTCTTCGTTTACTATACCTTCTGTAAGATATTTTCTAAATGTGGTTAATTCTTTCATTATAGTATGTTATTTATTTCTTGTATAAATATACGAAAATTCTTCAACGTATCCAAATCTAATACTATATATTTACCAAGCTTTACAAGACCAATATCTTGCCATTGTTTTAGGTCCGGGAGAATCACAATTAAATCTTGCTCTAAATGCTTTTCTACGTTTTGGGTTAGATTTTCTAATACTCATAGTTGGACGTTTTGCAGACGAACCACCATGTCCAAAATTTACTTTTTTTACTTTAATAGAACCATCAGCATTTTTCTTACCTGAGTTGACATATACTTTAAATTTTTTACTATCACCACGTGAGGGTTTATTTAATGTAACAGTTTTACCTTGGTACTTTGCTTCCGTAATATTTTCATCAATGATTTCCATTTCTAATAATTCATTAATTTCCATATCTACTTCATCTACTTCAGTGGTTTTTTTTTTAAGGATTCTAGGGATTCTTCGAAATTAGACTCTTTCATAGGTACACAATTATCAACGGTTTTACCACCTTTCTTTTTTGTGCCTGCTAATTTATACCCTTTCCAACATGCTTTTCCATCTATTCCCTTAAGTTTTTCATCTATTTTAGCTTCATCTAGATACGTTTTTATTAACTTTATATCACCTTCACTTAAATCTAATATATTACGAGAATACATTTTTTTAGCTTCTTTAATTAGAAGTGCTTTGGATTTTAAGTCAAGTTGTGATTCATATAATGGTATATTCTCATCAATATGAAATTGTAAGTTTTTAGATAACAGAGATTTTAATTTACTTTTAGTAAGTAAAGGTCCTGTTATTTTTGTTTCGCAAGTATTACATCCGCATTTACACATATTATTTTTATATTATATTATTGTAAGATAATTCTAGGCCCTTGGCGTTTGAACCTATTGCAGCCATATTTTTAGGGTAGATCCTATAATCTAATCCTATAGGTTTGTTTCTGTGTTGAGTTATGGTGAATACTGGCATTAATGATCCTTTTTCTACATCCTCAAGATTCTTATAAATATTACTTGCATTTACCCTTATGGTGTTACCTTCTAATTTAAAATCGTCTTCTCTCCATGTTCTAGATACCACCATTACCTTAGGAGACTCATTACCAAAAATAAAAGAATTTGCTTCTTTATCATTTTGTATAAAATCAGGGATTATTACTTTGGTAATTCTATCCCCATTATCGGAGTTATACATAAGATACTTACCGTTTATCTCAGGATTTGGTTTTAATTCTAATCCCGGTATTTTTCCCGAAATAGCTTTTTCTTGGAATATTTTAATAAAATCTGGATAAATTGAAGCTACTGACGCCCATCTAAACCCTCCATCTTGTTTTAAGGAAATATTAGCAGTAACTGTTTCTCCGGATAAAAATTGGGCATCCGATTTATCCCCTTTACCTGCACCCGATTTGGATGAATCTACTACTGATGTAACACCACTAAAAGTTTCAGTATACTCTGGAGATTTTAAAATTATTGTTACTTCTCCATCCGCTTGTGATATTAAAGTTGTGAGTACTTCTAAGAATGTGGATTCATTACTCTTACCTGCGCCACCTTTGGCACTAAAGCTAGCTAACATGTTTACTTCTCCAAATTCTTCGGTATTAAACTGGAACATTGGGAATGTTCCACTAGGGTTAGAACCTTTTCTTGGACCTATTACTTTTATTTCAATTTCGGGACCAAAAACATCCCTAATTATATCTAAAAATGCTTGTTCATCCTTTATATTAGGGGATGATAATCTATTTGGTTTAGAGGGTAAAGGGGAGACTCCGTATTTATCACCTACAGTTTTTGATATAAATGCTACTGCTTTTTTAGTACCCTGAAGGTTAGGTACTTCTTCTTTTAAAGAAAATTTTTCATTTAGCAATTCACTAATTAATGATTCTAACAATAAAACATCTTTTTCATTGTCCATGTTAGGATACCCTTTATCAAATTTATAAGCGAATTTTGTAAAAAATTTATTGAATATACTCATTTTTTATTTTATTATTAAGCTTCTATATCTGTATCGATATCTTCGTCTTCGATATTTGGTGGGTCTTCTGTTTCTAAACTATCCTCATTGTCTTCTGTTACTTCTGCTCCACTTTTTGGACCGTATTGCAATATACGACTAATAGCTTGAGAGGCATATTCTTCTTCATCTAAATTTAGTAAATAATATTTTTTGCCTGCTACTGTTGCTACCCAACTACGAGTACCATATGTTAATAAAAAGGATTCACCATTTAAAAGAACAATTCTAAAGGTTGATGGTTTAGGTGAAACCCAATCAATTCTTTCTAAGAACGAATCAAACTCATGAGTCATTAAATTAACTATAATATCCTTTAATTCAGGAAATTTAGTTAATTCATCATAAGCTTGAGAAGCATCATCAGCTTTTAATTTTTCACCTATTACTGTAAAAGCTAAAGCTCGTATTTTTTCTCTTAATTCGGCCTTAGTCATTATTTAATTGTTTTTCTAACTGATTCGTCTTTATTACCTCTTGTTGATAACGTGAAGTATATTCATTATGCCCTACATTTTCGTTTAAACCCTCATAGTTTTGTTTTCTTAATACTTGCATAACACCGTAGACAGCATCCTGTAATGAATAATCGTATCTATCTGCTAATTTTCTTATAAATCCATTTACTAGTCTATCTAATTCGGGGTTTACATTATTATAAAATTTAATTTGTTCTTTTTGGTCTAGCCCTTTATTTGTATCTCTACTTACCAGTTTACCAACAAATCCTCTAAATTTATTTTTTCTATATTCTTCAAATTTAGATATTATATCTTGACTATCAGTTATTTCTATATTATCTATTTCACCATCTACAAAGGATTTAATTAAATTCCAATTATGTTGGTTTCTATCCTTAATATCAACTAAATCAGGAAATCTTTTGGTTAAAACCTTGTATACTCTTTTATAGTCGCTGTTAATTGCTGATTCGGCTATTCTATGTTTTACATTATTATAAAATTTAATTTGTTCTTTTTGGTCTAGCCCTTTATTTTCTTTTATATTATGTTCTGATTCCATAAGCTTATCTATTATAGATATTCTTTCATTCAAGTCTAACATTGCATCCATTTTGCCTACATTTTCCTGACCATCTAAATAGTCATACGCACCCTGTATATAGTCTTTAGCTTTAATTATCTTAGCTTGCCACCAATTTGGAAAATCCACTTCCATATTACCCTCGTACTTATCTAAAGTCTTATATAACATTATTGATAACTTAATAGTTCTATATAATTCAGCCTTTAGCATTCCAGGTTCATTATCCTGATGACCAACATCTAAATCTTCACTCATGGAATCTTTTCGAGTTAATGAGGCTTGAATTAATTCTTTTATTCTATCTTTGTTCATATTTTCAACTTTGGTTTTGGCTTTTTTGGTGGCTATACCGTACATGACTTTTTCAGCATCTTTACCATACTTTTTAACTAAATTACGCTTATTGGATAGCAAACCTTTAAGTATTACTTCACGTGAATCTCGTTCTCTTTCGGTGAGTTTACGTTCGTTAACCATAGTTATCGCTATCTGTTTCCTACCACGTATTCACGTGTAAAAAACGTAATAGTATTACCAATTTGATCCGTTAATTTATCATTTCCTAAAGCATTAGCAGTATCCAATGCTGTTTTTAAAGAATCCTGGATTAGCTCTTCTTCTGGTGTTAAACTAGTTTCATATTCCTTTCTTGGTGCATCTTCATCTTCAATTTCTATATCTTCATCCCTATCTGTGGCACTATCGTCCATGTCATCGTTAACATCTTCATCTTCATCCTCTTTTAGGGATAATTCTGCTAATATATCTTGCTTGATTTTTGCTTTTAATTCTGATACTTTCATTTTTGTAGATAATAGGTTACTTTCGTTACCCATTTTTCCTTCTACTTTTATTTTGGAATCTTGCTTTTTTAAGGTATTAGGGGTATGTAGTTTACCCTCTGCAAGATATTTACGTAGGTCAAAATTGTCCATTATTTGTGTTTTTAATTAGTTTTTGTTTAAAATGTTCAGTTATAAATATTAAAAATTTTTTAAAAATTACCTTTTTTACTAATATATTAGTTTTATCATTTTATTATTTTTACCATTCTAAATATATTTGACCTTTTACTCCAGGTACCATTTGTCTAATTTGTTTTTCACTATATTTGTTAGAAAGGGGTGTTGATCTTAAATCAAGATACCCTCCTACTTTTAAACCTTGAGGTAATGAGGTGATAGGAGTATTCCTTAAACTAATATCACCTCCTACTTTTAAACCTTGAGGTAGGGAGGTTATTTGGGTATTTCCTAAATCAAGATTACCTCCAACAGTTAAGCCTTGTGGTAATGAGGTTATTTTGGTATTTCCTAAATAAAGATCACCTCCTACAGTTAAACTTTGTGATAATGTGGTTATTTTAGTATCTTCTAAATCAAGATAACCTTCTACTCTTAAACCTTGAGGTAGGGAGGTTATTGGGGTACCAGATAAATCAAGATCACCTTTACTCCCATCTTTTATATACTGTTGGATTTTCTTTTGATTAGCAATTAAAAAGTTCTTAGAGCGTTCTTCAGGGGAACGTCTTGTAACAAGAATTTTGTTTTCTAGTAAATCTATTAATTTTATCATTATATGTTTATAAATATATATGACCTTTTACTCCAGGCACCATTTGTTTAATTTCTTCCTCATTATATTTTTTAGAGATGGGGGTATTATATAAATCAAGATCACCTCCTACTATTAAACCTTGAGGTAGGGAGGTCATTGGGGTATTT